AAATGCCCCCGTGTTGGGAGTCGTAGCACCTACGGTGCCGTTGATGTTGATACTGGCCGTGCCGGTCAGGTTGGTCACCGTGCCGGAAGAAGGCGTTCCCAGAGCGCCGCCGTTGACGACGAACGCCCCCGCAGACCCCACAGCGGTGCCCAGTGCCGTGGCCACATTGGTGCCAAGTTTTGCGCCGATGGTTTGCACCACTCCGCCGCTGTCTTTGTAGTACAGGCGACCGTCATTGGTGTTGATGGCCAGTTCACCATCCACCAAATTGCCCGCCGTTGGCACATTTGATGCCGTGGTGGAGTAGTAGATCTGGATGGGGGTAAAGCCGGTTTGAGCCATGTTTTTTCCTCAGAAAGTTCCGCCTGAGATACCGGCAGTGATTTTGCCGGTAGAAGGGTTGCACGCAATACCAGAATTCACCAGTGCGGGGAGGTTGCCTGTGGTATTGCTAACGAAGGTCAGGTAATTGGTGGCGTTGGTCGAGTTGGCCGTGATTGCTACATTGGTCGCATTTGTTGCTGTAGTGGCGGTCGTTGCACTCGTCGCTGTGGCGGCATTGCCTCCAATAGAGAGACCGCTTGCAGTGCCCGTAAGGCCCGTTCCTGGGCCCGAGAACTGCGTTGTCGCCGTAATCGTCGTGCCGCGAACAGTCGTGGCCGTGGTGGATCCAACAGTCGTTCCCTCGATGCTTCCGCCCGTGATTGCCACGGAGTTGGCATTCTGGGTCGACATCGTCCCCAGGCCGGTGATGTCGGTGTTGGGAATAGAAGAAGATGCCGTGAATGCACTTGTTCCGTTACCCTTCACATAACCCGTCAGGGTAGTGGCTCCAGTACCGCCGTTGGCCACCACAAGGGTTCCGGCCAGGGTAATCGTGCCGCTGACCGTGATTGGGCCCCCGGAGGTCGTCAAACCGGTTGTGCCGCCGGAGACATCCACAGAGGTTACGGTTCCACCTGCCGCCGGAGTTGCCGAGATGGTGATCCCGCCGGCAGAGTTGGTGATGGCCACATTGGTGCCCGCGGTCAAGGTTGCCAGGGTGTAGCCAGTCCCGTTACCAATAGGCAGTTGGCCGTTCGTGGGCGTAGAAGTCAGGCCCGTACCGCCATAAGCCACGCCGATGGCGTTGGCATTCCAGGTTCCGGCAGTCAGCGTGCCAACACCCGTGATCCCTGTGTAGGAGCCGCTCAACCGAGCCGTGTTCAGCGTCCCGGAGGTGATGTTGTTGGCGTTGGTCGTGTCGGTTGTTGCGGAAGCCGCCAGACCAGATACCGCGCCTGCGGCGATGGCGATGGAGGTGTTGGTGACAGAAGTCACCCGTCCATAGGTGTCCACCGCAAAAACGGGAACCTGAGAGGCGGAGCCGTAAGTTGCAGGCGTGACGCCAGACGATGCCAAAGCGATCGTGATCGGCGCAGAGCCGTCATAACTCGCGCCGGTCAGCCCAGTACCAATCGTCAGCGCATTCGGGTTGGCTGCCGTGATGGTGCCGGATCCGCCCAGGCTGATGGAGGTGCCATTGACGGTAACCGCACTGTTCTGCAGTTGACTGTTGGTGATTGTTCCAGAGGTGATCTGGTTGGCGTTGATGGCGATCGCAGTATTGGATGCGCTCGTCACCTGCCCTTGGGCATTGATGGCCAGGGTCGGAACACTGGAAGCCGTCCCGTAGGAAGCCGCGCTCACGCCCGTGTTGGTGATGCTGAACTGAGTTCCGGACAGAGTAAGGCCAGTACCGGCGCTGTAGACCTGAGCCGACGAAATCTGCGTGAAAGTGATCGCGGTCGTGCCAAAAGTGATAGTTCCGACCGTGTTGCACTCGTATGTCTCGCCTGCCCCAGTGTTTCCGGAGGTGACGAAAAATGCGTCTCCCTGCCCCAAGGCATTCGGATCTTTGACGCCATAAGAATCCGCGTCCGTGGCGCGAGTCAGCACCCACGGTGTAGAGCCATTACCAACCGTAGTAACCGTATAGACACCATTCTCAAAGGCGTTGGTTTGGTTGTAGATGAGAATTCGGTCGCCAGGAGATGCTGTGGGGCCATCCGGCGCGAAAGCAGCCAGAGTGCCGTTGTTGGTCAGGGTTGCGCCAACACCAACGCCAGGGCCTCCGGGTTGGTTGTACAGGGCATTCAGGTTGCCTGTGGTACTTGGAACCTCGTACTTGACCGCCGTGTGGTAGGTCAAGCCGGTGGAGACGAGGTTGTCGACATACTGCTTGTTAGCAATGTCGGTCGCGTTGGTCGGGGTCGTGCTGATCGTGCCGGTAGTGGTCGTCAGCGAAGTGAAAGTGCCTGCCGCCGGAGTGGATCCGCCGATAGTCGTTCCGTTGATCGCCCCACCGGTGATGGCCACAGCAGATGCGTTCTGCGTAGACATCGTGCCCAGGCCAGACACTTGAGTGTTGGCGATTGCAATCGGCGTATCAGCCAGAGCGGTCAGTTGGCCTTGAGCGTTGACAGTCGCCGTCAGCGTCTTATTGGCAGCGCCCACAGATGCCGCCACTACGCCAGTATTGGCGATCTCAATCGTGACAGGCGTTGAGCCGTTGTAACTGGTTCCGTTAAGGCCCGTGCCGATCGTCAGCGGATTAGATGCTGTGGCGGTAATCGTGCCAGAGGCTCCCAACGCAATCGTGGTGCCATTGACCGTTAGAGAACTGTTGGCCAACTGGCCATTGCTGATGGTGCCGCTAAGGTCAGTCGTTGGGATCGTTGCAGAAGCCGTAAAGGCTGAGGTGCCGCTTCCTTTGACATAGCCCGTGAGGCTGTTTGCGCCAGTGCCCCCGTTAGAAACATTTAGCGTGCCGGACAGAACAATGGAGCCAGTCGTGGGCGACGAGGGCGAGAAGCCCGTTGTGCCTGCGCTGAAAGTATTGACACCAGTTCCGATTGGGAAAGCCAACCACGACCCGCCCGCATAGCCTTCAAAGGCTGCGAGATCGGTGTTGTAGCGGAGTTCGCCGTCAGATCCGACAGGCTGCTGCGCAGTCGTGCCGGCAGGCACCTTGACTGATCCAGTGCCAGGAAGCACGGGGTTGTTGGCCAGAGCGATTGTCGGGTCGCCCAACTGGCCATCGCCGTTGGTGATGCTGATCTGGTTGGCTGTGCCAGTAACCGTAAGGCCGGCAATCGTTCCACCAGGACGAAGACCCAAGACGCCAAGGCCAGAAAAGTTGGCCAGGGAAGACAGCACCCCATTGACGGAGAAAATTGGGTTTGCGCCCGTTCCATCTGCGTTGGAGATCGAGATGCCTGGGCCAGAGGTCGTCAGCGTGCGAGAAACGACCGTTCCCGCGCCATCCTTGACGATGAAGCCTGTGGATGCTGAGTTCAGGCTGTTGGCGGCCCCCGTCATCCCTATGCGCAGGAAAGAGGTAGCCCCGCCATCCGTCAACTGCAAGCCGGTGTCGGCGGTCAGGTACCGGCTGTTGTTGAGGGTAATCTCCTGCGACTGCGTCAGAAAAGTCTGGGTCAGCGTAGGACTGTTGGCAATCGCCGCGGTCGTGGTCTGATAAGTACCGCCGTTTTGGACGATAGGCACCAGTTCCGTGCCCGTGATGGGGCCGGCTGCCGGAAGTTGGGAAATGGTTTGATTAGCCATCTGGTGTCACCGAAATTCCGTCGAGGTTGCCGTTGTTCTCGGGCGTGTCCGTGTTGCCCTCGGTCGAGATGATGTAGTCCCCGTCATTGTCGGTGACGAGGTTGTTCGGGTCTAGAGCCACACTCACATCAGGACGCGGGAACCGCAGGTTGATGCGCTCCGTCTTGCGTGCAGGAAGGCGATACGGATCCTTCTCGTCAGCGCACCCCTGAGAGCACACCTTCAGACCCGGAAAGTTGAAGTCCGAGATCTGCTCGTCCATAGGACGCTTCATCTTGCATCTGTCGCAGATGAAGATCGCTAGGGTGGCGTTGCCGAAGGTGTCAAGAAAGACGGGCATCTTTACTTCGTGTACACGCTGATGTTCGGCGCGAGGTAGATGGGCGACTTGTCGCGCTCTTCTGCTTCTGCCAAGTTCAGGTACTTCTCGGCCTGCTGCTCAAGATAGGTAATGCGCTCCAGAGGAACCGCGGGCAGTTCCATGGCCATCTGGTGGGCAAGCATATTGACCACCGCCATGTACCATCGCTGCGGGATCTGCAGTTCATCCGTGAGGTCACCCACATCCATGATCTGCTTGGAGTACCACACCGTCATCTGCACGAACGGGTTCGAGGGCACTGGCCACAGATAGATCTGCGGATCCGGAACCGTGCGGTTGAACCAGAACTGGTAGGGCTGATTGGCCGTGAAGTTCTTGTTGGGCAGGTTCGTGTAGTCGTCCCGGTTCAGGCGAGCCATCGTGATCTCTTGGCTCATGTTGCCAACCCAGAACTCGCGCAGCGCCAAAGTCGTTCCGCCGGAGGCCCGGACACGGTAATACTGCACACTCTGGCCAGGATTGATGTCCGTCCAGATCCACTCGTTGTCAGTCACGACAACAGCGCCCAGATTGTCCAAAGTCGACCAAGTTGACCCGTCAGTGCTGTATTCGAGGGTCAAATTCCAGGTCGCAGAGCCTCCGCCGGCCACATACGGCAGCAAACCGATCGATCCGGCGTAGATCGGGTTGTCCGTACCGAAGTTGATCGAGATATTGCCGTTTGCGGAGGTCTGTTGGCAGTAGGTGTTGACATTGGAGTCACCCACAAGGGCTACATTGCCCCCTGCGGAGGTCGTATACGACCCATTTGGCCTCTGCATCGTGCGATACAGGGCATTCAAGACATCATTTGCCCCCGTTGGGAGGGTGTAGATGTAGTTTTCGGGGGTCAGACCGAAAATTTTCTTCTCAATGGCCCAGTATTGGATGCCAATGTTGATCAGATTGGTCAAAACAAAGCCGAGAGACTCACGAGCGCTCAAAAGTTGCTCAGAAGTGAGTTCCTCGGCCAGTTTCCCGCACCTGCGGGCACCATGATCGATCAGTGTCTGGACATTGTAGACCTGTCCGTAGGTGTCAGAGTAGGACATGGCGTCTCCATCAGAAGCCAGAACACTTCCAACGCCTCATAGAGGCCCTGGCGCGACTGCCTTTCTCACTTTTCTCGGCGATAGGCCTCATTCTCGCGCAGAAAGAGTCCTTCCGGGGGCCTCCTTCAGGCTGTGGAGCCTTCAAATTTGACCCAGTTTCTCGGTTGTACTTCTCCCTACCCTTTTGGGTAAGGCCCGCACCCTTGGAAGCAGGCAGTTTTTCGCCCCGACCGATGGCCAGAGACACACTTCCGCCGTCTTTTTTGCCCTCTTGGGCCCGCCTTTTGACATCGTAGGCGATGGCCACAGCCTGCTTGACCGGCTTGCCGGCCTTGACCTCAGCGCGGATGTTCTGCTTGAAGGCCTTTTCCGACTTACCCTTGATGAGCGGCATGATCAGGCCACCTGCATCATTGAGGCGATGATGGAAGGAATCGCCGGGTAGACCGGCGCTAGGCTCGCCGGGAGGTGCTCCAGGGTCACTGTCGTAGATTCCGGCACCCACACAATCTCTACATAGTCCGCCGCGTTCAGATCAAGCAAGAAAGTCAGCGATGCGACCCCATAACCAAAAATCCCCGCACTTTTCCGAGCGGGAATGGTGTACTGGGTAGCCGAGTTGGCAAGGTCTGAGCCATTAACGCGCAGCCAAACGGTGGAGTCATGCTGCGCGTTGTCCGTGTTCTTGAACTGGGCACTGAACTGCAGGTTGTAGATGCCGGTAGCCGGAACCGTTATGCGGCTGCTACTGGCCAGTGTGACTCCATCTGCCACATCAACGGTATTGAATGTGATGATCGAGCCTACGGTCGTGCCGCTTGTTTGATCGGTGGAGTCGCTGAATGCGCCGTATGCAGCGCCGAAGGCCCGCAAAGTGGCAAGCGTTGCCTTCACATTTGCGCCGCTCTGAACCAACGGAACAAGTTCTGCCCCCGTCAGCGTCAGAGCATTGGGCATCGCGGAGATTTTCTGGTCAGCCAATTTAGCCTCCTACTTTCTTGGATAGAGCATGCTCAATAGTCCATCCG